CAACGCTTCAGGAATTAACCTGAGCACAAACTACAACCCCGGGAATTACCCCTGTTTAGTAGTTTACGTGTCTACACGTTTAACGAATAACAGTCCATTGGACAGTAATTATATTACTTGGATGGTTCAACGGGAGCACCTTCTACACCTTTAAACTTTTGTTTAAGATATAGTGTTATATCAAAGAATGCCCTTCTTATTCTCGTCTCGTTAACTTTTATCCCTGAATGATAATATGGTTCATCCATTAACTGTCTAAACAGTTTAATGCTGAATTTATTCATCATGTATACTTGATTAACTGATGCCCTTTTATTCTTTGAGAGTAATTCTATGTCAACAAGAGCTAAATCTTGTAGTGACATAAATAAATCTTTGGTTTTACCCAGATTTTGATTTACTTTCTCCAAACTTAGGACAGCATTAAGCAAGCTGTTCCAAACTGGGAAGTCTGAAACTTCTTCCTTCGTGAGTGAGAGATGAGGGTCTAGATAATTGATTGCGTGGAAATTACCTATTAACTTTTCAAGGTACTTTCCAATCGTATTCAAAATTTCTAGTATCATCATATTAACCACTACTGATCCTACTCTTGAGTATTCTTGCTCAAGACCTAAGCGATTAGGAGTAAGGATATAATCAATGTTTTTGGTTGCTGAGCCGAACACTTTACGTGTTAACTCATAATCAAACTCACGATTATTCCTGAAGGCTAATCTAAAACTCTCGCAGATATGAAGTATATATCTTACATTTGTAGGACTATATTTCATTGATTCCACGAAACGTTTCAGCACAGCTAGAGTATCACTTAAATCACTTGCAATATACTTGCGTGTATAGTAAATATTTAAGATTTCAGAATATAGCTCAATTGGAGTATCAAGAGCATTCAGGAAGCCGTTTAACGGGATTCCAGAAAACTCCTGTCCGTTCTTGAACCATCTTTTAGCGAATTCATATGTATCGTTAGATACATGTGACTTACTATCAGATATTTCTACTCCGAGACCTGACATTATTAACTTATACTCTTCAGCAACTCTATCATCATTAATGACAATATCATCGCCTAGCAATATATAGTTCGTGAATGGGTACTTCCCACACTTGAATGCAGCAAGAGCAACGATAAAATGGTGACTTATTGTGAACATGGCCCATGAACTTCTGGCCCCCATAGGTTGGCCTACCTCGTAAGAGATTAGGTTACCCTCTGGTGTCATGAAAGGTTCGGTTGTCATAATTGACTTCCAGGCGTGACCAATAACACTATCAGTCATCTCCGTAAGGAGAGCCCTCTGCACCCAAATTGGGAATCTATCTGTAGCGGACTTAAGATCGTAACTATAAAACTTTGACGATAGGTCAGTCTTCACAATATGTGGATCTTGGGTATACGTTCTATCTTGAGTAAAGTGTTTTAATGCACTGAACATCTGTTTAGAATATATATCTAAGACGCATTGGGTTATATAATCATATATCGCTATTACCCTTACTTTTCCTTCGGGGTCGTGAACTAGAGATAGTTTACGATTTCTGATAGGCGACTTAAGGAGATCTTTACCCTCCTGATTATATTTATTTAGGTATTTGAGGTAACATTCCTTCCACTTCATTATGGAATAGGTATCTGTCAACTGCTGCAATGCAGCATGTTGCTGTCCTATCCACTTTGCAATGTGGATGTTAGCCGATCTTATACCTTGACCCAAAGGTCCAGCTTTTAAATTGAGGAAATAATGCTTAGCGAAATCAAATCTCTCCTTGTTAATGAATAAATTGTAGTCTTTTACGAAGACTTTCATGAATTCTTTATCAAGAGGACTAAAGTTCTTAAGTTCTCCAGTATATTTACTAGTAATACTTGAATAGTCGGGTTTTCCCTTCCATTCAATTGTTCTAGATATACTAGCTAGCGTCATAACAAATCTAAGTTTAGTTATATCTCCAGAGTCAACTAATTCTCTGACTGATAGAAACAACTTAGGAAATCCATCTTTAGTTATTGGTATTCTTTCTTTAACAGAAAGTAACTTCTGACCGCAGATGTATCTTGTTAAGACTAACCTACTCACTTTAATATAAGTTATAGCTGCCTTTGGCCCATTATGCTTTGTTATAATATCCACTTTCTTGAAGAACTCGGTAACAATAAGATGTATATCATCCTTAGATACAACAGGAAACCAGATTCTAAGTGTTAAAATTAGAATCCGTTTCGTGAAGGGTTTAAAGAGAGTATGCTTCGACGTGTCCTTGTCCTTAATAAATATATACTTACTAGGATTATGTTTATTATCCTTTAAATTTGATTTAAC